GAGAACTTCTCGATATTATCGTATCAGGATTTTCCTTGATAATATCTAACTTGTTTAGTTTATTATATAGTTCATTAAATTTCATAGTATTTTACATTACAAATATGTGTCCGATATTGGATGTGAATATTGTATCAATATCATTGTTGAGCATATTCTCATATAGTTCAAATGTATATTCCAATTCGTCCTTTTGATCCTGAGATAGATTTCTTCTTAAAGGATAACCGTCTACACGGCCCCATGCAGTTTTTATAGGAAGAATATTCGGAAGTTTGGTATTCAATGTAATCTTTCCGTTTATAATATATTGTGCAATTAACTCATTAATGAATTCATCATCATTTCTTATATTTTTGTCTCTTGCAGATTTAAATGTTCCGAGTGCATGGCCGAGTTCTCTTTTTATCTTTTGATTTGTTCTAGAGTAAGGATCGCTGATGCTTAGTTTTTGACCATATGCAATACCAAGTATTTCGTCGAATAGCTTATTCACTGTTTTTTTTATCTCCCTCCAGAAATAATCTGAACCATTCCTTGTAACTGTATCACGGGAAAATGCATGGCCGAATCTGTGTGCCATAATCCAAGGGGTGAGAGGTACCTTTTCATCTCCCATATTGTTTGTAAATATTAGGGTGATGTTATCTTCATTGTACGGAATATCAAGTTTCATCTTATCGCGAACAAAATAGGAATCAACACGACCAAGTTCATAGAATTTGGATATCTCTGGTCCTTTGGCAATATAGATGTCAATAGGATGTTCGAGCTTTGACCATTTATTTTTTATGCGTTCCAAGGAATTCTTATTTTTGAGAATACCCACAGATGCACGATCATATTTATGGAGTTTAGAAGATTCCCAATCGCCCTTGAGTTCGATATTCTCGATCCCATCATCTTCTTTTATGAGAAATTTATAAAGCTCTTGGAATGTCATATATTTTACTTATGTCAACTAAGTTGAATATATGTATAATCTCGTTCCAGTGCCCATTCGCAAATAGCTTTAAGATTATCGAGTACCTGTTTTATACGTTCTTTGGAAAGACCTCCCTGATAGTGATTACCATCCTGTGTTTCGGGGCGAACGGCTTTATCAAGTTGATAATCATTGTCTTCGATTTGTTCAATCTTCATTAATAATTCATTTGCCTGAATGGATGGATATTCCGTCATCACATCATCAGAATAGTTGAGAATATCACACATCAATGTTCTTGCATTTAGATTAGAGAGGTTCATTTCAGGAGGATTATCCGTAACTGGATTTACCTTTACACGAAGCCTCCATACATCTCCTTTACGACTACCCGAAGTTTCCACATATGGTTTATTAAGAACTTCGGCATTGTTTTCCCCGACATAGTAAGAAATCATTTGAATCAATTTAGTTGTGAGTTCTTCGGGCACCTTATCTGTATATATGCTCAGGACTCCTTCGGGGCCGAAATAGTCACTATCACCATCAACCACGATCTTTTCACCCCGAAGTTCGTCAGGATATTTTTCAAGAGGTATGTTCAAGTTTTTCAACATGAACTGGTGAAATTGATTATTAAGAATCCATGCCAAGTCTCCAAGGGTTGCAACAGTTGTTGTACTATCTGCAACGGAAAATGTCACACTTTCTTGAACAACAATATGGGATATAAATTTATCAAACAAGGGAGTCATATGTATTAATATTTAGCAAAACCATCAAGAGCACCGGGATATTCACGGACAAGTCGTTTCACATCTTGGACATTTTTAAATAATAAAAGACGTGCAGGATCATTGACAGGATATTCATAGAAACAAATCACCTTTGAATTTTTCAATGCTTTTAAAACCTTTGGTGCATCCGTTCTCGACAAGGTTACTTGAGTTACAAGATTGAATTTTTCCAATTTAACCTTGGTTCCTGAGATTGCATTATTAACTTTATTTTGAAAGTCAGGTTCGGCAATAAAGTATTCCTGTAATATATTATTTATAAATGTATCAAATTCTGTTGTCATATTTAATATTTACACTTTTAAATGTTGAGATTGTTGGGAGGTATAATACCGAACAGTGCGGTCCAATCGGTGGCAGTTATAAAATAGTCTTTTTTTCTATTATCACCCGACCAGTGACCCGATAAAATATAATAACCCTCAACCGTTTTAGTATCGGATGCGATTGCATAAATGTTATAGTAGATGTTTGTATTTGGTAGCCCCTTCTCTCCTATCGGTCCTTTTCCGATATAAATCAGGTTATCACCCTGTTGATTTTTGTAGTGTCCTTTTTTATATCCTTCTCTTGCCAAGTTACTAAATTGTAACAACACTTCGCCCGACACCTTGATATTAGATTTAGAATCGTCTTCTTTAGTTGTTGTAGGTGGTTCCTCGTCAAATATTTCCTTCCATTTCTTTGCAGTTATAAAATAATGGTATGATGTGGATGTTCCAAGCATATTGTTTGAAAATTCAGAAGCCCCCGAAGAACCACCATATATATCTTTCGGTTTCACAGACTTCATAGGAAATCCACTATCTCGAAGGCTACCCTTTCCGATATAAATTAATTGTTCCCCGTCTTTTGTTTTACTGTCCTTGAGATACGGGAGTGCATTTTCAATTTTTGCCAACTTTTTAAATTTGCGTTTAATGCCAGGAGATATGTCCGAAGTTGTAGAGTCTATTAAATTTTTGATAGGACCGAACAATTCGGTCCATGCATAATCTTTCATCCATATAGTAGTCCCAGGACTTAAATCGACCTCAAGTTTTTTCATGCTTGATACTCCCGACCAATTATCGCCCGTCATCCAAGTCCCGAACATATAATCTTCTACTAATTCTTGTGTAAATATGCCGTCTTTTATTGCACCGAGAACATCAACAGCGGTTCCAACATATAATACTATATATTCTTTTACGTTAGGAATCGAAGCTAACTGTTTATGCCCACTTTTTGCAAGATTTTGATATTTTTTTATTACTTCTGGAGTAATAACATTTTTCTTCTCTGCAACAACGGGTTTATGCTCACCGAAATATTTTTTCCAGATGTCTATCCACATGATAACGGGTTGATCTAGATCAGTCACATTATCAAACGATCTGAGTTTAATCCATAAATCACCGCCTTTTTTCATTGTATACATCATGGGAGATGATACTAGTGCAGGTTTGACAAAAATATCTTTTTTAAATTTACCAGACTCGTACAATTGTTTGACATCTCTTATCGTTCCTACATACGGCCAATTCGTTCCTACTCCCCCGTAATGACTCTCACCATATTCTAATAAGGCATGGAAATCTGATATTTCCTTTTCGGTAAATTCCTTTGATTTGGTCTTACTTTCTCTAGTCTTTTTCTTATCACCGAATAGCTCTTGCCAATATTTATCTTTCATCCAAACACGATATGCGAACGATACATCATCCTCATTGTTGAGGGTTTCCCATGATCCACTATTATATATTTTACCGAACGCCTCTTTATCGAATAGGCTCTTGGGAAATACCCCGGCATGTATATCCTCTGCAACGTTCTGTCCAAATCCTAAGTGATGAGCATTAAGAAGAGATGGGATAGCAAACTTATGAGTTGCCACGGTATAACCAACATTATCATTGTCTCTATACTTCTTTATAATTTCAGGAGTTATTTTATCATTTTTCGGTAACTTATCATCTTCGATGTCTTCGGATGGTTTAAATTTTCCAAATAAACTTTCCCACAATGTTTTTTTCATGACATATTGATAACCTTCTTTTGCTCCTAATATGCCATCACCACCCCAATCACTTATACAATAACCACTATTAGAATGTTCGATGCGTCCAATATTTTTCGATATCTTTTTTATAAGAGAGAGATCATCTCCTCCAATAATATTAGATAATGTGATTGTAGCACCATTTTGTATATCTTCTGGGTCTGCCAGATGTTTAGGTATAGAGTTTCCCAATGAAACCCAAAAATCTGGAGAGCCAGCAGTCGCTTCCTCAAACGACGATTCATCTTTAAATTCTTTCGCAACCTTTATAAAATATTTTTTAACGGCTTCAAACTTATTAGCTTTCTCTTTATAGCCTGTTATTTCTTCAAATGGTCCAAAGATATCTTCCCAATGCGATTTTTTTAAATAATATTTATTACTAGGCGCATTTCCGTACAAATTAGGACAGCCCGTTTTTTCGACCATACTAAGTTCATCATCTAGATATCCACTACAATTGTTAATACTTGATACTCCTATCTCTTTTACCAACCCTTCACCCGAAACACCATTACCAATAAATATAAATCCTTTTTTATATATGTCAGAATCGGTTTGTTTTGCCGCCGCTATAAACTTGGAAACATATGTGGAATTAGGAGTATATTTTGTTTTATCAGAAGAATCAAATTCTTTAGGAAGTTTTCCGAATTTTTTTATCCAAATATCTTTAGGGATTGCATAATCGTGTGAGGGGGATGACCCCTCATTGCCACCGCTCCACGATCCTGAATCAAGACGCATAAACAGATCAAAAGAATCTATGTCTAACAAGTGCATTAAATGTGGTGGTGTATTTACTCCTGGTCCCACAGCTATCAATTCGTTCCCGCTGCTATTGTATATTTTACCAAATTTTTTAAACCCTTCCTTTGCCATCTTATTCCAATGTGGACGATTCATCTCAATGTTGGAAGATGTATCTTGATATTGTACTTTTCCAGGCATCATGTGCTGTGGAAATTGGAAAGATTTCCCTAAATCGTGGAATATTTCTTTTGGTTCTTTTTTCGGTTTCACCTCTTCTTTTGGAGGAGCCTTCTCAACTTTATAATATTGTTCCCATGTTCTATCTCCAGAGGCTTTCAGCATTTCAATATACATCCGATCTATACTTCTAAGTGCAGGCACTTCTTTTGTTACATTTCCAGAGGCATCTTTTATTTTTATTGTTGCAACTTCTTTTATTTTTTTTATTCTATCCCAATTATCTTTAACATCTGCCTTAAAGTTTAATGCATTTAATACCCAACGATAACCCGCATTTGATTTATAATATGACTGGAGTTTATTAAAAACCGTATCGGTATTATGTTGCTGGTGATACATATTATCTATGTAGATAATCTGGTCTACTTCACGCTTTGCATAATATAGTTTGATGTATGCGTCACATATACTTGCCCATGGCTTTCCACCATAAGAAGCGCCCCATTGCAGGGATAAAAACGATTTTCGACCAATTTCTGCGACCTCTACTTCTGATATATTAAGTTTAGCTATCGTCTGTTTGAGTGCTTTATAAGATATTCTGTAGTCGGTATTACGTGATGCGCCCCCCTCCTTCATTTTAATATTATATTTTTTATTAAATTTACGGCGACGTTTATTAATTAAATCTTTGATAGTACTATCCCCATCCCGTTTTATCTGGGATACTTTCTTCAATTTTTCATAATTATATTTTAAATTAGTATAAAACTCGGCAATCTGCGGGCCTAGCGTTGCCGTTATATTTAATGGTGAATTATTATCAAAAACATGTCGTAGCTCACATGATATAGAAAACAAACTTGCTTCCAGTAACTCTGGTTGAAGATAGCCTATTAATTGTTTTTTAATTTCTTCAAACGAAAACTCTGTCGAGTGGTCCAATCCCATCGAATGTGTAGTTGTCTGCGATACTTGTCCGAAATGATCCTTCTTATCTCCTGGCTGAAACTTTCCTTCTTTCTTTAATGCATTAAGATGCACCAACATATAGAAATCATAAAGAATTAATTCTTTATCTTGGGGAATTGAATATGAATAGTTTTTCTCCAGAATAACTTTAGAGAAAATATCAAATGTTGATGACAGCATTTAACTATTTATGAGATTTTTTGTTAGTATATAGTTAAACATTTCCTCGATTACACCGTTATCACTATACCAATCATCATTGGATGATAGTGATGGAGATAGTGCATTTCGAGAATCTTTGTAATTGATGACGCTTTCTACCGGATTGTTTTGAGGAGATTTGTCCCATGTATAAAAGCAATAGTTGTCTATTCCTCTGGTTAAAAACGGTTCTGCTGATAATGTCTGCAACATGAATACATTGGTGATCTGAGGAGATACTGTGTGAAAATTGAATATCGTTCCTCCGTCTTCTTTGTACAGAACGGTTACTCCAGCGGTTATATAGTCGGTTAGTGTTATTTTATTTCCTAAATTACTTCTTTTGTCGAATTTACATATAGTACATATATTAGAATTGTTACAACCGATACATCCGACAAAATTAGTATTGCATACGCATCGTGATCCGATAAGTTTTTGTAAAGGTATTGTTGAAAAATTGAATATGCGTCTAAGTTCTTCTGGCAATTCTAATCCGAAATCGTCCATAGGATCATCCAACATAATTGATTTATCTATTAATGCATCAACTGTACATATATCGATATCAGAATGATCATCAGAAAAATTATGTATTTTATCATACAGCTTTCCAAAAGAATCACCCGACCCCGCAATCGTATCTAAATATGTGTCGAAATTGCTATATTGTTCTATATCAAATGGCAATGATTGTTTCAACACATCATAGATAGTCGTATCTTCCCCTTTTCTGAAAAATTCATGACGATTCTCTAGCGCGACAATATCAAAAGGTGAGGAGGTACCAGATAGTGTATAATCAATACCATTATAATTAAATACACCAGTCGCTGATAGAATTATGCTTCTCGGTGTGTTACGAGTTCGTGTATATTCGATTTTATCATATTCAGGATTACAGGAATCTATATTATTTGTTATCGTTTGCACTGCTAATGATGATGCGGGGAGATTGAAATTAGTTAATATATATCCACCAGTTTTCTTACAATTTGAATCTAATAAATTCATTGCACAAGTCGGATAGACAAATGATGAGGTATCAACGCCGAAACAATTTGATAAAAATTTGATATCTGTTAAATTACCGGAGACATAATGAAGTATGTTAGTGGATGAATTTTGTGAACTACCTACACTTATAACATAAGGAATATCAATACCTGCCCACTGTATTCGATTTATATCGTTTATGCCATCTGCTGTTATGATTAGTTTATCAGGCGTACTGGCACATACAGAGTGTTGAACTGTAGAAAATACACGGGAATTTATGGGAACATTTTTATCGGTTTGTTTGACAGTGAACCATAGATTTCTATGTCCTGGCATATCATCGGAATAGTTTACAGAGGATGTTGCTGAATATCCCAGAACAGATGTTCCAGAATAAACAGGCGATCCAGTTATTTCTAATTCAGATATATTTTCATCATCAAACGTAAATGACCACTCAGGTTGAAGATGTGTCCAGAAACCTCTGACATCTGAATATGGCACCGAATCGCTTCCACTGGAATATAATACAACGGTATTCATTTCGTTCCTTGAGGAAAGATTTATTGTAAATGTGTGGATATTTGATACGATGGATGATGTTGCAGGACTCGTTACTAATATCTTATCCGTAAAATATGCCCCATTATAAACACTTAATTGAAATGCGGAAGTTGTAGAACATCCTCCACCATATATATTATAAAGACCAATGCTGGAGTAAATATGCGATGCTGTATTGGTGTGTGAAAATGTCCCATCACCCCAATTTATCAAGGGAGCTTCTGCGGAAGGCGAAATCTGAAATGTAAAAGTTGTTACATTTTTAATACCAGATAATTGAGAGACGGTGATCATTGTTACCTATTTATAAATGTGAACTCACCAGTATTTGTAAATGCTGCATTTAGTATCGTCAACGATTCAGAGAAATTGACCAAATCTAACCGCATCTCAATAAAGTATGTCATTTGGTCAATATTGTATCGCACTATTATTTTATTAACTTTAACCCGTGGTTCGTATAGAACGATTGCTCGTTCGATTTCTTCTCCTATCGACTGTGCTCGCATTTCGGAGATTGGTTGACCTATGTATTTCCGCAAATTGATGCCGACTGTGGGGGAAAGATGTCTTTTCTGAAAAAGTATATTTCTTATCGAATTTTTTATAGCCTCAATATCAGTTGCAACTACTAGATCATTTCCCGCAACAATATTATTGTTTCTAGTATTCGATGATACTTGTTTTTCTTCAAAATTCAAATCTAAATCAGAATATGTATAAGTCTTTCCTGTTTTTTTACTGGAAAGATTTGAAATAGTTATCATGTAATTATTTATGGGGTAAATATATAAATACATATTATGAACGACAAAATTAAAGAACTTCTTGAAAAATATAATCCAGAATCACTTTTCCAAACAGTTTTGGAAAACTATGATTCTTCTAAAATACATCCAGGAAGTTTCGTAGTTCTTGATCCTGAGTTGCTTAAAAACCAAGATATTCGTCGAGAACTAACAGTTAAGAAAGGTGCTACATATTTGGCCCAATTAGATAAAATGGCAGCAGATAAACATGTAATGTTTGTGTCTGCACTTAAAACTCTCAGATCAACTTCGGGATTTCTTTCTGAGGCACCATCTAGTCACCCAGAAGAAGCCGATCTAGTTAATCACAAGGTTCCGGGTCTATACACTGGAATAATTACGGTTCCTTGTTCTATTCTGAAAACCGTAACCGAAGCTGGAGACATTATGCAACATCCGATTGATGATCAGTTTGTTGCTAAAATTAAACACGAAAAAGGTGCAACGCTTGAAAACGAATATAATAAAGGTAAGCAACCTAAAGGCACAGTAAACAACGGCGGAAATAACTAGTAAATAGTTAGATGAACGATTTTCCTGTAGCAAAAAATTCCTATGTAGCCTTTGATGGTCTTACCATTAAGGAGAAAATACGCGAACGCTTAAACCAAACAGGGATATTCACGGATCAGAACTTTGAAGGTTCTAATCTTGCTGGTATAAACGATGCTATTTCGATGAGTTTTTCGTTGCTTTTATATTATCTAAATCAAAACTCTGTCAATGGACAATTTTCACAAACGACAATTTATGAAAACATCAACAAGATAGTAAAAGAATTAGGATATAATCCGGTTGGACATCAGACTGCCAGTGTCAATTTTACCCTGACCGCTAACGGAGATATGGATGTCGGAGTGTATACCATTCCCAGATATTCATCTGTGAATGTTGCAGGGATAACGTATAGTTTTTCCGAAGATATACCATTTACGAAATCAACTAGTGGTTCCGAAGAAATAACAGGGATAGAAGATTTATCAACTCTCTATCAAGGAGATTATACAGAATTCCCTATAGTATTTCCTGCGGGGAATACTAATGAAACTATAATTTTAACCGTAGAAGATTCTGATATATTAGACTCTTTTAATATTGATGTATATGTTAAGTCGAATAATGTATGGGAAAAATGGAAGCGTTCTCAGTCGTTGTTTCTCAACAGTTATCTAGATAAGGTATATGAAATAAGGTTTAACGAAAATAAGAGATATGAAATAAAATTTGGAGATGATATTAATGGAAAAAAATTATCAAGTTCTGATGAGGTTGCAATATACTATCTTCGATCATTAGGTAAATCAGGGGAAATAGGTGCATCAACACTCATTAATAAAAAGGTGAATGTTTTTAACACCGATAGATTGAACGAGATATTAGCAGATGTGTCGTCCGAAGTATATCTTTCCAGTTCTTCTTTAACTAAAATAGCCATAAATAATAAATTTTCAAGTACATATTACACAGAGCCAGAGTCTGTAAATTCTATAAAATCCAGTGCTATTGGATCATTTAGATCGCAGTTAAGTCTGACCACTGCAAAATCTTTCGAGACTTTTGTGAAGTCTAATTTCTCAAATATAATACATGATGTTAAGGTTAAAAATAATTCCGAATATCAAGATTCTTATTTCAAATATTTCTATGATCTTGGACTAACCCAACCACAATTTGAAAGTCGCGCATTATTCAATCAATTGAGATTTTCAGATGCATGTAATTTTAACAATGTATACATATTCATAGTTCCGAAAATAATAGGCGATTCATTAGGTTATCTATCACCATCACAAAAAACAGCAATAGTAAAAAGTATGGATGAAGAGAAGGTGTTAACATGTGATGTTATTCCTGTCGATCCTGTTTATATATTATTCGACATATGTTTACCAGAGTCTTCTACGATAAATCCATATGATATAGATAATAGTGAATTGGTTGTAGAACGGTCATCTGGTTCGAGGATAAACGAATCTTCTATAAAAAAGAGTATAGAATCCCTCATCGTAGAGTTTTTCAAGAAAGAAAATAATACACTAGGTCAATCTATTAATATTCAAAAATTATATACAGATATTTTACAACTAGATGGTGTTGAAAAACTATACACTAAAAATACCACAACTGGTATTTCGGTGGAAGGCTTGAAGATGGTGGCATGGAACTCTGTATATTTTGATCAGAGTGTTGAAGAAATCGGTTCAGTTCGTTTGCTACAAGATTTTCAATTCCCTCATCTCAACAATAAAATTTTTACTGATAGAATCACTATCCAGTAAATAGTTTGAATGCCTTCTATATCTTTAAATACGATCTCAAAACCAGAAAAGATTTCAAACGGATATAATCCTGTTCCGTTGTCTTTCGCAGAATGGCAGAGAAGACACATCGGCATTGCATTTAATGATGCACAGGATCAGTATAAAAATTATTTAAATAATTTTTATACTGATCTTGATACAAAAACTCAGACTGCATCTACCAAGATAAAAGATGATTATGTATTATTACTAAAAAAACTATCTGTCATTTTTGAAAATGATGAGGCATTTGAGAGATATAAAAATTCCGATTTAACTTCGGAAACAGACCTCAAATTAGTAATTCCTGCATATGCAAAAAAATTGAAGGAGATAGCACTTCTATATGCCAAAAAGAGAAATGAACTTAAATATAAAAAATTAGAATATAATTTAATAGGTTCGTCAGAAGGATTGGAGCGATTGATATATAATAAATTGGTATCAGTGTTCACTAAAAATGGTATCAGTAGTTTTAATAACGAAAATCCATTAATATCACAATCTCCAGAATTTTCTGCAATAAGAACTGATTTTGAAATAGAGATCGAAGAGTTATATGACACAACAGATTACTTTGATAAGTCTGATGGAATAGACCCGCTTACTTGTATATTCAACAATATCTGTGATAGTGTGGTTTTACCTCCTACATCTGCATTGGCAGACCCGTTAGAACAAAACTATATATGCAACCCGACCAATGAAACAGTCGATGAACTTATTAGAAAAGCATATGGGAAATATTTAGGAACTGATATAAATTACATATCGGGTGGTTTCTATATGGAAAATTGGCAGGAGTATACTCATACTTTTACAACAGGTGACAATTATTTTTATTGGTTTCGTGGTAAAAATGTGTACGATATACCGGATGGTATGTATAAAGATGTTGATATAAATGATATCGACTGGTCTTTTGCAACTGGTGGTGAGAATATGTATGAATCTGATATTATATTTGTTAATATCGGAAGTTCCGATGTTTATGGTGCATGGTTGCAAAAGACTGACTATATTACGGTCAATGCAACAATGTCAGCTATAATGAAGGATGGAAAGATATTCAAATTTCCGTACTGTAATTATGGACTTTCGGCATTTGGTGGAGAATGGAACGGCCCAAATATTGATGATACCGCCGAAAAAACAAGGATATTCTTCCCAACAGAGGAGGACTTTACTAATAACCAAAAAGATGTGGTAGATAAATATTGGACAGATTTTTCATTAATATCTACTGTTCAGTCTATAAATTTACAAAATACAAATATAGGTTCATATGGCAATGCAAGTAATATGTACAAAAATGCAGATAAAATAATAATCACATATGATAATGGTGCCTCGCGATCAATTTACAACGACAACTATCAGATAGCATGGTTGTATAAGTTTCAACAATCACAACTCCCTATTAAATCAGGAGTTAATAATATACTCTTTCCTATTACGAGATATGACGACCCCGAAGAATTATTCTTCAATTACGACACGGGTGATTCTATAAATTTATCATCCTTAGATGTTGGAGAATGTTTTGTTGGAGCGGTTGCATCCGAAACATTAGACACGTCTGATATGTTGATAAAAAAACAAAGTATATGTGGGCCAGAAATAGAAGCCGCATGGCTAAAGGCTGTACCTCTAAAATATTTTGGTGCATCTGACAAAACACAATGTTCATGTGATGATATTGTTCAACATTTTTCAACCGATTGGATATTTGTTAGTGGTGGAGCACAGGCAGGACTTTCGTTTAAATGTGAGTCTGGAGATTTTTTCAGATTTGTATGGACTGGTAATACGGTAGATATAAACACAGTTAACGGATTTAGAGGATTTTCACACGACGACTCCTGTCCATATAAACAACTAGATCATAGTGTTTCTCTAGTTGATAAGAATAGATTGGATGATTTAAACAAACCCCTCTTTGAAAAATGGAAAAAATGTTCATGTCAAGCTATTCATTATTCTCCGATGGGACATACACAGAGTTCATTGGAGCATTTTTCCATAACTCCCGATTTTATCGTCAAAGATACTGTATACCCTAACCTATTTAATAAAAAAACATGGGTAGGTAGTGATGGGAATAATTATACAAACAGTGTAGATTCGGCAAGATTTATACCAGAAATAATCGAAACTGATATCGGTTGGGGTGCGGGTACATGGGAGACGCAGTTAGGAACATCTTTTATTTTAGAAAAGGGAACCACATACATCTATTATAGATCAAAAATAAACAACTGTGCATTTGATGCTCCTCCGTTCATAATAAATCAAAAATATGATGAAGGAACTATGAAAGATATAGATTGTGAAAAGATGTCATTTATTCCACAATGGACCAAGGCTACTCAGGATGCGGACGGTGTATGGGTGGACAGTGGTATTGTATCGGATATGGTGCTAAATTTTGGAGACATATTAACATATAACCACAAAGAAAATTATACAGAGATAAGAAAAAAATTATTATATAATGGTTTGGATTCAAAACAGCTTAGTGGCGATTTTATAACACTAAGTCCATCCGATTCTGCGATATCATTCGTAAACATAGAGAGAACCGTACCATCTATAAACTTCTTATTGAAGATACCACTGAATGGTGCATCTAATTATTGGGCTACTAAATATCCAGATTCGTCTCGAATAGTATTTGAATACTTGCATGTTACTCAACCAGCACCTATCAACATAACTATTAGTGATAAAAATATATTAGAATATAAGTTTGGTGATTGTGGTTCTACCTGTTTCGTGTGGGACGAACCGTTAACTTTCCAAGTATATAATCCCATTTTCCAATGGAATAAAATAGACATAAACAACTGTGTTGAAAGTGACATATTAAATTATCTTAATAGTGAAAGTGTAAATTGTAATCGTCCGGTTGCGAGATGTCTATCGGATTGTGACTCATCTAGAATATGTGGATGTGAGTATTTCTGTAATACAACCAAAATAGGAACAACACCTACATACGAAAAATCCACTATATCATTTAATACAGAAGTTAGTGGAATGCCTGTGTTTGTTAATTATTTTGCTCGGTCAGAGTTCAATCAAACGTTTAATGTACATAACATAACTGATGGAGAAGAATCCTTATATGTTCCTGTAGTAACGGGATTGGCTAATACTGCATCAGAACCTTGGAAAAATATTCTAAACCAGTTTACTACCAACTTTGTATGGGAGGAATCTTCTGATGCCTTATTAACCAATAAAGAGGTAGCATTCTATAATCCTAAAAAAATAGGAATGGGTAGATATGAAACACATAATTCTTCTCATTTGATATCTTCTAATAACAATGATATACAATTTTTCAAATCGGATAATTTTTTCAACAAACCATTTTATAAAAATGATATAGATTCTTCGTATGTAGTAAATAAATCGCTAGGGTATGATGATGGGCATATACAGACTCCTATTCAAACTTTCTACCCTTATACTACAACAAATGAGAGAGGTAAATCGTTTGTTTATGGTTTGTATGATAGTGGTGCATTGTCAAGTGTACAGTACACAAATGCGTGGTCGGATGATGTGTGGAGTTGGGATACTGATATTTTCGGAAATCAATATTTTATAACATTACCAGAAACCATAGATTATAAATCATTACCAACTACATTCGGAGGAGGTTTTATAAAATTATCTGATAACCGTTTATTATCATTCCAGAACGGGTTGAGTAGTGTATTTTCTAAATATATCAACCTGTATTTTGGAACGTCGAATACTTCTGATGACATATACATAACCGATGAGATAGGAAATTATATTTCTATAGAAAATGGACTGCTTTTACTCTTGTGATAAGTAAATAATATGTCCACCATTAAAGTTTCTGCATTATCATCATTTGACACTACTGTTGATAATGTCGATTTTTCGTATGTTCTAGTATTAGATACCTCTAATACCGTTCAAGATGCGGTAGGGAGTGTTGTGATATCGCCTATATCCTCTATACAAGCAGAATTTTGGTCAACATCATCAAATACTCTAACATCCCTTTATTCAACAGTACAGTCGAATTCATCAATCACTTGGAATTATCAAGGCGTGGACGTGAAGACGTTATCTAGTAATTGGCAGTCTACATATACAACTGTTAATACAAATTCAGCAAGTGCATGGGTGGCACCAGACGGAACTAAGCTTCCTCTATCGGGTGGAGATATAACTGGTCCTGTATCCATCTCAGCAGGAACCATAATAAATATTCCTCTTACACAAATAGTGTTGTCCGCAGATATGGTTTCTGTATTATCGGATGCTGGAAAGCATTTTTATCATCCAGTGTCAGATAATAATCCACGAACATTCACCATTGCATCTAATGCTTCCGTGCCTTATACAATAGGGACAACTTTGACAATAGTTAATGATATGAATGTAGTTACTATTTCTATAAATGATGATACTATGGTACTTGCGGGGGGGATAAGTACAGGAAGTAGATTATTATCTACAACAGGAATAGCCACAGCAATGAAAGTCACAAGTACTAGATGGGTTATTGGTGGTTCGAATATTACATAACATGTCTCTACCAGTCGTTCCATTGATATTATCCATAAGTGATACTTCAACTATTGTATACAATAGTACTGAACTTATTGGTACAGTTTCTTGTAATGATCTCACCCCGAGAACAGTTTATACGACAATTGGTGCAGTTTTGGCCGAAGGAACTCCATTATACACAGATGCAGGTCTAACTTCACTTCTGGTATCTTCGACATTTAATTATGGATATCAGTTTACGACTGATATTAATGGCGAAATACAATCTGGAACCATTACATGTGCTGATTCTATTACAGTTTATTCGGATTGTAATAACGGTGGCACGGAAGAGGTTTACCCTTATAGTTACACCAATCCATTTCCTAATGGAACAGCAATATACATAAATTCTGATCGAACAACTGAACACACTTCATTCTCTTTTGTATATCTCGATGAACAATATGATTATGTAGCAACCAGTTCATTTACTACACACGTTGGAAAATGTCGAGATGAGTATACAGGTACTATTTCTTGTTCAGATGGAACACCCCTATCAATTTTTGTATCTAAAGACACTGCACTACAAGTTGGAATATATCTCTATACTGATACATTCTTAACTACCACTTTAAATTCTACAACATTTTCATATGGAGGGGTAAGGTACACAACCGGAGTTACTGGACTTGTAACATCTGTATTCACATGTTTAGGACAATATACTATATATGCAAATTGTGCATTAGATGATCCAATGGTTGTTTTTGCTTCTGCACCTCCTAGTGTCGATGGAACACATTTATATCTAGATGCTGACCAAAGTACTGAAAAGGCTGGTGGTGGATTTGTATTTGGTGGTGCTAATTACAGTTATTCTCAGGGCGGTGGCACCACATATAGCTCGGATTGTGGAACTTAATTTATGAAAATCTCAATATTAAAAACTCTTTTGGATGACAGTGTTCTTATAAATACTGTCGATCTTGTATTGTACACCGCGAATAAGACAAAGACTATTTCATTAAATATAGATCATCTGAAATCATGTAAACAAAATAATGTTTTCGGGTTAGAGATTTCTGATAATCTATATAATTCTTATGATTCTATAAAATATGAAGTGTTGTTTAAAAATGGAATAAAACAGGAATTCGATTTTCCAAATAAAGAAGATGCACTGTTTACAGTTCCTAAAAGAAAGAAAGAGATACCTAATACTAAAATAAATACAAAATCACCGTACTACTTAAATAATGATGTGGATAAAGCTATCATTATACATAAGATGATGAGTGATATCTCAAATATATATAACACTTCGGAAATTAATTTAGGATCGAAAAACTTAATATACTATAGTGTGTTCGGCGGGGGGTATGCAGATTTATTTAAAACTTCACTAGAGACTATAAAAAACAACAGTGTAATAAATTTTGATGTATTGGTTATAACAGATTTAGTTACTGAGGGATATATTAAAGAACTAGTCCTACCTGTGGAATTTAATATTTCATATCATATAATTGATACCCCCGAAGATGGTATTGCTGCATCTATGGCTAAAACAAGGATATTCGAATGGGACATTATAAATGAATATCGTAAGATTTTATTCTTAGACTGTGATATCATATGTATCAATGATGTTGCCCCTATTTTTGATGGGGTATTAGATACCAATAAAATATATACAGTATATAATCCAACAGTTAATACTGGTAGTTTTTTAACACTTTATCATGGTTTAAAGTATAGAGCACAGGATATTAAAGATAAAGCTGATTTGAAGGGTTATAGGCCATTTAATGCTGGGCAGTTCGCATTCTTAAATAGCACATATATACAAGAACATTTCAAGATTTTGAACGATACGATGGTTGTGTGGCCGGGGGAATATTTTGCAGAACAATCATTTATGAACAACTATGCGGTTATTGCGGATATAATCGATCAGTCGATTAGTGATAGATTTGTCATAGGTAATGCAACTGTCGTCAATCCGGCGAAGATACATGATGATGATGATATCTTCATCCATTTTACTGCACCTTTTTTAGATAGTAGCGTTAAAATTCCGTTTATAGAAAATTACATGATAAATTTTGTTCAATAAAAATTGATTATCTAATAGGTTGATAATAGATATAGACATGCCTATCTGTAATGATAAGAAAATTATATTTGTTCACATTCCGAAGACGGGTGGTTCTTCTATAGAACAATCGCTCGGAATGAATTCAGAGAATAATATATATTCATTATCACCGATGAAGTATACCAATATTCCAGTGGATCGATCAAAATTCATGTACACCAAAGGCGCATTAGAATCTATGTGGTATAGGACACCACAACATCTAACTATAACCCAACTGTTTAAGATTATTCCTGATGCATTTACTGATGAATATAAGATATTTTGTGTAGTTAGAAATCCGTTTGAACGATTGGTAAGTGAGTGGGCATATATTCAGAATCATCCAGTAACACTTCCAAAAGATTATAAAAAAATGAATTTTGAAGAATTTGTATATAGTGTGTTTAAACTTCCCACATTTGCCAGATTGGTGTTATTCGACTCTCACTTAGAAACACAAAAATCATTTATAACCAACGAGACAAACGATATTGATTTTGATATTAATATATTCAGATTTGAGAAAATAGATGAATGTTTTAAATGGCTAGGTGTTGAGCCTGTTCAGACTATGACAAGTCATCACAGTTTATATAAAGAATATTACACACCAGCATTGGAAAAGTTTGTAGCAGGTATATATAAAGAGGATTTCGATTATTTTGGTTACTCGCCTACTATAGAAAGATGAATACATAAGTATCTCTATGTTCAATATATATAATTCAATTTTTACTTCAAGTGGTGAAGGGATTCAAAGTTTGGAGGTATTTTTCGATAGTCTATTTTTCAACCTAAAGGTACAAGACGATAACACAAATCCTAATATATTATTAATAGAAAAAGTAAAAACCGATTATGATATTGGTTCTATAACAAATCCAAAACCTGGAATATTAATAAACTTTGGTGATACTGGAAGTAATTCTCCATATTGTACCGAAGGAAATGTATATATAAAGTCATTTATAAATCACACAAATAAAGAAGTTTATGTAGTCGGATTGTCATCATTTTCTGATTATACCATTCCGGTGGTGTATAATTACAATATAAATAATCACCGTGCATCACTTAAATTTCCACTAGATGCCCATTTAAGTGATTGGGTTGGATTCACCAACTTTATATTTAATTCTGCACAGTTTCCGGTGGCAAGTAAACATGATGACGAAATAAATATATGTTTTAATAGTGTGACGGGTGATGCTAATTTTATAAACATATTATCTCTAGATACAAAAACAGACAATATAACCATAACCAATTACAGTATGATATCATCGATGCCAACCGATATAGTCGTTGAAGGTATTGACAATCATAATTGCTATTGTAAGATCGGTGATTATCGCGGCTCTTTTCTATATAAATAGATGTAATGTTCGTCGTTAATACAGATACAACCATAAATCCACTAAGTTCTTTTATATGGAACCAAGTATCATTTATAAACCGAGATAGATTGGTAACAGATACGTGTGTTACATCTTCGATAGATGGGTCTGATATTAAATTTTTAAATTTTTCAGATAAGACAACAAATTTATCAATAGATGATAATTATTATTGTTTTTTAACTAATGCTTGTAGTATATCATCTATATTTTCAACGTTAACATCTGTGAATACAAAAGATTATGGATTATCAGCATCACAAGAAAGTGTTAAATACTCTACTATAAATAATGAATTTTCTTCGGTTTATCACAATAATAATATAATAAACATGCTAGGTGTTGTGACTAGTGGGGTGGAGTTAAACATTATTCCTCTAAAAAATCGATATTCTGTAGATGGAATATCCTATAGGAATGATGTTAATCATAAGAACTATCAAAAGATTTATATCAACGATAATAATTTTCTACAATTTAAAATATCAGATATACCGATTACATTACAATCTGACGTAACTACCGATATAATACGGTCATATGGTGTATCGTCTACCACCATAACGAATATGAACTTCGTAGAATTTGGTGCAATTGGTGGAAACTGTCCAGCAAATTCTGATAATATCTTATTCAACACATCAGAATATTCTCTGTCGTGCGATGACTACTCGGATAGATTTGATTTCAATAACGGAACGATGTTATGTGCATGGTTGTCATCCCAAACACACGAAGCATCTTCTAGTAAAATTTGGATGGAGAGGTGGTATGATCCAAATACGGTTACGCAAGGAGATGCCTTTATAGTTTCAAATAATATATTATCGGCATCATTATCCCATATAGTGGATATACCCTCATCTAAAACAATACACGAAAATGAAACAATGTCGTATATCCATTATGGACCGATACGTAATGAGAATTTCATAAATTCTCTGGATAATAATTTAATTATGTATCTATCTGCATGGAACCGCAACATATCATCGTCCGTAGGTGGTATATCTGGGGTACTATTAGGAAATTTCGATGGTATAGCAGAAGAACTCAATTTGGACGGAAATACTCATGTTCATATACCACCAGTGGATAACCTTATTATTGAAAACGGTTTAACTGTTTCTTTATGGGCATATTCTGATAATTGGAATACGTGTAACGATACTCAGTTTTTTGGAAATTTCTATAATGGAAACGGATATAGCTTGGGTTATAATACTGGTAAACATAATTCTCTAATAACCGTACCCACTCTGTCGGGGAATTGTGTATCTATAAATACTAGAGGCTTTAAGGTGTTTGATAAAAATATAATAGCAGATTTAGGATTGTCTGCGAGTTCTATAACATATATAAAGAATGACATATTTGATAATAAATGGTTATATGATAATCATAATAAATCCATCTATAAATTGGAAAATGACGATATTGTAAACTATATAGTTGATCTTCCGGTTTCTTCGAATATTATTAAAATGGAATGTAATTCTAGGAATGAATTGTTTGTTCTAGATAGTGTGTCCAATAATATATCATCATTTGATTCGACTGGTATATTACTGTCTTCTGGCGCTATGTCGTCATATTATGATAATTTTGAAATAGACTTATCAGATTCGATAGTTTATGATAATGCAGATTTCCTCATTGTAGATAACAATAATAATGTTATAAAACTTATAGGTTCTACCCTATATAATAATAACAATAGAATTTTACACCTTACTGATAAACCCTCTTCGATAAAGGTGGATATAGATAATTACATATGGATTCTTCTTGAAGATAGAATAATAAAGACAGATAACACTGGTAACATATTATTTATGAAGCATCTCGACATAACATTGACGGATTATTCGGCAGAAATCGGGTTTGTGTCAATATTGAAGAACGGCAGAAGTGTCGTTCAATTATGGATAATATACAATACTAGTAAGAAATTATTGATACTAGATTTGGCAGGAAATATTATTAAACGTATAGATATAAACAACATGTTAACTTCTAACAACTGTGGTAGTTTTGACCTTAATATAAAAGGGGATTTTACAGGATTTGATAATAAGAGAAAGTTCCAACAGCTAAATGAATACCCAATATCTCCTACCAATCCATCCATATGTTTGAAACTTGGCTTGAAGTGCGGAAGTGCTACGAGATATGTGGAGTTTAACACTTCTATAACGGATATATCTGGATGGACACACTTAGCATTTAATATCATAAATGATCAAGATATTACAGAAATTAATCTATTTGTAAACGGTATTCTTAAACAATCTGAAACATTAGTTGGTAACTATTCCATATCATATGATTCAGATACTTCCCCGTTTATTATCGGAGGGGTAAGTGGAAAACTGGGTGCAAAGAATCTAGAAAAATCAGTAACCACCGGGGAATTTTTTGTGGGTAAGGTAGATGATATTAGAATATATTCTACGTCTCTTGATAATTTTGCGATATCGCGGCTATCGAGACATGATCATTTCATAGAATGGAGTGATATGAACTATTTTGTTGAAGTGTCTCCAATTACTCTAATAGAAGAGATGGAACAATTACACATTAATAGATACAAAGGATTTAAAAGTAATTTATTTAATATACGAATTAAAAATTTCACAGATAATACCGATCTTCGAAACATCATAATACAGTACATAAATAACATGATAAACAAAATCAAACCCGTAAACACTGTTTTGAATAATATAGAATTTGAATAATTGATGCACTGTTATAAATAATTCTATGAATTCATCGGATAAATTGCTCAAAAAATTACCATATATTAGAGGTATGTTCGGAGACGACGATCTCCAGAAGATAAACAACAAGTATGAAATTTTTGATACAGCTTCTATATCAAAGGATAAAAAAATTCAGCGTCTGTCTGTAACAAATAAGTACGATTATGATATGGAGAACTCCACAGGAGGTTCTCGTATATCGAATATGTACTA